AGATTTAATAAAGAATTAAACTCTCATTTAGTTTCTTCTATTAAAGAATTTTCTACTTCGCAACTATCATTTCATAGTGATAACTTTTACAAAGAAACTAAAAAGTTTTATAAAGTTACTCGGCCTAATACTAAAGAACTTTTAGCAGAAATTGTTGGTCCTAATATTAAAGGGGACAAAACTCTTGTTAAAAATTTGAATAATATCTCATCAGGTGAACTTGTTCGTGTTCAAACTAAAGTACGAGCAGGTTTAGCTAAAGGTACTCCTCCTAAAGAAATTATTGCAAGTGTTTTAAAAACTACAAAGTTAACAGAAGCACAAGCTAAGACTTTAACACGTACCTCTATTACAAGCACTCAAACTGCTGCATTAAACAAAGTTGTTGAAAGTAATAAACCTTTAATTAAGGGTTATATGTTTACTGCTATTTTAGATAGTAGAACAAGCCCTATCTGCTCTTATCATAATGGAAAAATTTATGATGTAGATGATATGAGGTTTAAACCGCCTTTGCATTGGAATTGCCGTAGCACTTTGGTACCAATTATCAAGTCTAAAGATGAGCTTTTAGATACAGACAGTAATAGGATTAAAAAGAATGTTTTGAAACAAGAAGATCCTACGAAGCTAACAGGATTATCGGCAAAGAAAGAAACTTTTGGAGAATGGTTAAAAAGACAAACCTTTGAAACTCAAACTAATATTTTAGGTAGTATGGATAAGGCTAACTTATTCAGGGAAGGAAAACTAAAATATGAGCAATTTATTACTCAAGCGGGTAAAGCACTTTCTATTCAGGCTCTCCGTAGCCGCGCTGCTCAAGCGGTTTCCGTATTCTTACCAAAACAAAAGCTACGAGAACAAACCGTCGATATCAGAGTTTCAAGGCCCAGTTCCCTTATTAACAACCCTAAGAACAAAGAAGAGCTCAAAAACCTCTTTGTATTAGACAGCGATGATTATTCTAAGACTTTATCACTAACAGATTTTAAAGGTACTACGTTAGCAGGTAAAACTGCTTCTAGACGTAGAACAGGTAATGTGTTTGATGAACGCAACTTTTCGGCTGATCCTCTAACAGGAGAAATTAAGAATAACTTAATGTACGATCCTGATTTTAATTTGCTGCAAGAGCGGTTAGACTTTATGAAAGCCTCTAAACTTTTAAAAGCGGATGAAAAAGACTTTATTGAAAGCACTGTTTTATCGTTAGATGATAAGATTTCTGTTAATCAACAAACGGTAATAGTAGAAAACTTAAGGGTTGTATTTGAACGTTATGCTAAAGACAAAAAGCCTTGGGATGATTTTGCGGCAGTTGTAAGAGCAGAAAATAGGTTTGCTGTACAAAACGTTTCTAGGCTTCTTGATACACGATCAAGGAAAAAATCTGAATTGTTTCTTAGCTACATGAATGTTAAAGACGACGTTCCTAAAGTACAGATTATGGGTAATTATTATTCCTTCGATGATCTTCAGGAAGATCTTTTAAAAGACCAAAGATTTATTGACAATTGGCGAGCTAAACAAGGGGCTAAGCTAGCTAAGAAGATATACTTTACAGGCAGATTGCCTATGAAAGCTTATTTTCGTAAATTTACTGCAAAGTATCCTGATGAAAAAAAGATCAAAAAAGGTATAGAAAAGATAATAAAATCCGATCCAAAAACAAAGTTACTCTATAATATCTGGAAAAATTGGGGAAAACCTACTGAATCCTTTTTTGAAAAGTACAAAAGAGAATTTCGAGAAGAGGTTCGTCAAATATTAGATCTTGAGTTTTTATTTAAAAAGAAGAAACCAACTTCTAAAGTAATGGATGATAAATCTCTAGACGTTATTACTAATGCTGTTAAGCTAGTTGCTTCAGGCCAATCTACGGATTATGATACCTTGGCAATTAGTATAGGTAAAGACTTTAATGATAAGTTTAAGAATATTATTCCTTTTACTTCTCATACCTTAAAAGATCATCACAAAGTAGGCTCAGAGATTTTAGATTTTCTTAAAGATCAGAATATTATTAGAGTTCAGTTTAGAGGAAAAACTCGCAGAGGTGTTATCGATTTAGAAACAGGCAGGGCTTCAGGCGGCTGGGCAGATACAATTTCTAGAGAAGTTATTGTTATCGACAAAGACGTTCTCAAGCTACAAGAGGCAGAACGTAAAGTAACTATTGCTAGGCGGTTAGGCACTGTTGATGAACGAGACAGACTGTTTGTTAGACCTAATGAAAAGGTCTTTTTTGATGCTAGAGGGAATAAAACAGGTATTCCAATTATTTCTAGAGATAAGTTCCCTGACTATGATAAGAAGCAAATCGATAGAGAAATGGCTAACATGATGAACCATGTAACCAACGTAGAATACTCTGTTGATAATGAGTATTTTGATTTTATGGACGATCTACTTAGATTTAGAGACCCACGAGGTAATGCTAAGTATTGGGATTCATTAAATGAATTTCGACATGAAATCTTAAACCGTGGTGAACAAGGTTATGGGTTAATGTCAACGGCTAAGTGGCATAGACTACGTAATAAAAACTTTAAAACACAAGTCTTTATTGACTCTCGTGGGCGTGTTTATCACAGAGGTTATCTTACCCCTACAGGTGGTGAAATTGCTAGACCATTTTTAAACTCTGGTAGAGCAGTTGCAATGACACCGGATGCTGTCGATGAACTGAAAATTCAACTAGGTGCGTTAATTGGCCCCGGTACGGAAGCTTTAACTCAAGCTGGTCGTAGAGAAATCTTTAAAAGAAATGAAAAAGGGCTTTTAGAAATTGGTGCTTTGCTTCAAGCTAAGACTCAAAGAGATCGCCGTATTAGAGAATTTTTAGAACATCCTTTAATTAAAGGTTTAGAAGGCGCTGAAGTAGCTAAAATGGCAAGACTCTCTTTAGAATATAAAAGAGTTTATGACCACGTAGACGGTAATTTCAATAATATTACTTTATTAAATAAATACAAAACTAAGTTGATGATTGAAAATGACGCATCGTCTTCTGGTGCTCAGATTATTGCTTTATCTACAGGTGATAAACAAATTGCCAAAGTATCTAATGTTGTGGCTACTTCTCAAAAGAACAGACTATATGACCTTGTTGCTATGGATACGGTAAATGACCCTGAGTTTAATAAGATCCCGTCTTTAAGAGATGCTAACTTAACTTGGGAAGACTTAGCTAAAGCTGCTAAAAGTCAAAACATGGTATCTTTCTATGGTGCTGGTGCAGCCACTAAGACAGCTAATGTATCAAGAGAGCTATCTAAAGTACTTAATAACAAAGGTTTTGTTACTGTAACAAAAGACAACTTAGGTGAACAATTAAGAATTGTTGATGGGCAAATTAAAGTTGCTCAAAGACTTAATGCAGATACTACAGTAGAAACATTAACTGCATTTAGAAAAGAATTAGTTGAGCTAGTAAACAGCGGTCAACCTGCGGGTAGAGCTATTTTAAAACAAGCTTATGATATTCATCCGGATACAGCAGAGTTTGTAGAAAAGCTAACAAACGCAAGACACAGGATTATTAGCCCAAAAGACTTTGCAGAAGTGAATAGAATCATGTCTAAAAACTTGGCTGAAAGAGCGCCTGTTACAGATAATTTTATTACTTACTGGAAACGAGTCGCTAAAGTATACATCAATGAAACTCAAAAGGTAGATATTCCTTGGGTTACATTCGATGGTAAAATTATGACACAAAGATACAGGCCAAAAATTCAAGAAAGAATTGAATTTAAAGATCCTGTTACTGGTCGAAAAATTGCCAACATTTATGAAGATAGTGCTAAAGATGGAAAATTACTAGGAAAAGGTTCTGTGAACGATGCTAGTATTGGACTTGGAGTTAATGGTAATCATAGTAATGACGCTGTTATTGTAAGACGATTTCATCTTTGGGGCAGAGAAAATAATGTTGACACAGGAACTATTCACGATGCTTTCTTTACTAATATCGGGGACGCCCAAAAAGCGAAGGATGCTTTAAGAACCATCTACGCAGATGCTCTTGAAGGAGACACTATTCGCAGAACTTTGAAACAAATGCGTAAAGAAGGAATGTCTTATAGTTCTTATAGAAAGTTACTAAAAGAAGCTAAAGACTTGGGTCTAATTGATCCAAAGGATAAACTCACGAGAGAAGACATTTTAGCTCCTTTTAAAGAAGGTGAGGATTGGTATGGTATCGGTCCTTAATAAATATAAGTTATGGATTATTTGTAATAGCCATTGACTTAAAACTAAATAAGAGTTTGTAACTCTATCACATAATTAATTCAGTTTGTAACTGAAAGGAATCTAATATGAGTAAAAAAGATCTAGAATCAAAAATTGAAACTATGAAGAAGCAACTTGAGACAATGGATTCTCAAGCAGAAGGTTATCAACAATTAGAGTCAGATATTGCTAAACTAGAACAAGATTTAGTTGCGATGCCTGATGATAATGATGATACTTCTGATGATACTACAAATGACGATGTAGATCCAGTTGAAGCTGAAGTTCAAAAACGTCTTGCTAAAATGAAAGAAAACATGGACCGCATGGCGCGTGAGCGTGATGAGGCTCTAAAAGAAAAGAATAAAATTGAGCAAGAGCGAAAAAAGGCTGAAATTCAACGACTGGAAGAAGAAGGAAAACTTAAAGAGGCTGCTGAAATGAAAGCGGCTGATCTTGAAGCTAAGCTAAAACTGCTAGAGGAAGAAAATACGAAACTAACTCGTGATTCTGTCCTACAAGCCTCACTTGCAGGCTTAGAATTCCGTAATGAACGCAGCCGTCAAATGGCCTATCGTGATATTGTAGATCAACTTGTTCAAAATGAAACTGGTTCATGGGTTCATAAATCAGGTGTTTCAATTAATGACTATGTGAATTCTTACTCAAAAGAAGAAGATAATTCATTCTTGTTCCGTGTTAAAAGTAACACTGGTGCAGGTACAAACACTTCTGCAGGGACTCCGGATACAAAACAACAAAAGAAACTTTCGGAAATGTCTACTGCCGAAGTACTCAAGTTAGCTCAAACAGGGCAACTGGGTAAATTTGGTTATTAAATAATATATAAAATAGGAATATTAAAATGGCTATTACAAATACAGACTTTCAGAGTGTGGCCCTTGCGATTTCTGCTTATGCAGACGAAGCCTACACTACTGAGCGCAAACTAAACTCAACTGGTATTGTTGGTCAGCGCGACGACATTACTGCAAATGGTGAATCATTCATCGGTCAGTTCCGTTGGTACAAGCCACTATCAGCAAATATCAACGTACCTTCACTCAGCAACTCCGCTGATGGTACTTATACTGATATCACAACTGATATTGCTAACTACATCAAGACTGTTCGTACCTTTGGTGCGCAGCAGGTAAACCTTCAGGAAGTCATCTCAAAGCAAGATGGTCTTGCTAAGATTGGCCGTGACTTTGCTCAGGTCCGTGGTGATGACGAAGGTAATGCTCTAATGGCAGTACTTAAAGGTGTTGCTGCTTCTGAGGTTGCTCTTGGTGATGCAGGTGGTGCTGGTAACGGTGGTATTGTTGACTTTGACACTGATGCAGATGCTGCTGCAACTGGTTTCTTTGTTGATGTCAATGCTCTAGGTGCTTTTGGTGCTGCTGCAACAGGTACTTCTGATGCACGTCCTCTATTCGATTCAACTGCAATCGGTGCTGCTCGTGGTGAGCGTCTTTTCCGTGCTATTGGTATGGGCTTTAAAGACTATGAACCAGACTTTATGTATCTTGTTACATCCCCAGAGATGATGGCAGAGATTCGTGCAGCTAACCTAGTTGACGAGACTATCGTTACAGACGGTAATCTAGAATTTAACACCATCTTTGGTGGTAAGTTCCGTCTAATTATGACTCGTGCAAACCAGCGTTTCTCTGGTGAAGCATCTGGTGATCTTAACGCACAGTCAACTAAGTGTTCTTTTGTTATTAAGCCTTCTTCAGTTGCTGCTGCTCCTGTTATGGTCCCAACTCCTGTTGAAGTTGACCGTGATGCTGCTGCATACACTGGTGGTGGTTCTACTAACATTTGGTACCGCTATGGCTTTATTATGCACCCACAGGGTTATGATTGGGGCGGTTCTACTTCTGCTTTCGCAACTAACGCTACTCTTGGCGCTGGTGCAAGCTGGACACGTAAGATGGATTACCTAAATCTAGGTATCCTTCCAATCTTCCACTCATAATTTTAGGAGGAGCTAATGGCACTAGTACTCAATACAAATAGTTACGTGACAGTAGAAAATGCTGATTCATACTTTGAAACTCGAATTGATAGTGCTAACTGGTTTAACGCTTCTGACGAAATCAAAGAACAGGCATTGGTTACGGCTACACAAATAGTAGATGATCATGCTTGGATTGGTTCTGCTGTTAGCTCCTCTCAAGCTCTAGCTTGGCCCCGAAAAGGGGTTGTATACTATGATAATAAACTTGGTCAATACATTGATGTAGATAACTCTACTATTCCCGATCGAGTTAAAATTGGGGTATACGAACAAGCTTTACATTTGATTGACAACGAAGATTTGCTTACTAACAAAACACA